TAGATGTCCAGATGGGCATGGGGACGTTCCGCTCAGACCCTCCTAGTATGCTCGCACCTCCGCGCAACCTGAAGCCGCTGCTGCTGTTCCCTCCGTCCGAGGAGGACCTCGCAAAGCTCTCCGGTCCGCCGGCAAGTCTTCAGTAGTAACAAATGAGTTCATTCAAAAAGTGGTTGTTGATTATCATCGTCACCCTTGCACTGCTTCATATGGGCTTCGGTAGCATCTCCGATATCCTGCGGACAGGCCGCCTCACATCTCAGCACGGATGGACGGAGGCCCTGATTCTGATGCTTCTCGCGATTGTCGTTGCGATTGCGGTGAAGTAGGGGAAGCCCCTGGGGATTCACCAGCTCAACTCCAGCTCCTGAGCCGACCAGAACTCCGCATTCCCGTTGGGCATAAGACGCTGAAACACATACGGCAACTTGCGCTGCTCAATCTCTCGCTTTACGACCTGATCCAGAAACTGCGGATCACTTGTCCTGAGTCCATCTAGGCTCACAAGTGGCTTCGCACCCTCTGCAATCTGCTGCTGACGAGATGCTAACAGCACCGTGTATTCATACTTGGTGAAATACGGCTTCGTGATGCGCGGCGACTCCATAGCCTTCACAACCTCTGAACGGAACACGGGCTTCACTTCGGGGTGGTCAGTTGGGTGTGCCGAAGGTACACTTAACGAAGGTGTAGAAGACATTGTGCTCCTCTTGTCTAGGAACATACTCTTTCGTTTTCAATAAATGCCGATCATCCGTGGAGCAGCATCGGACTTCACAACGTTTCAAAAAAGCAGTGCACAGGCGAACAGTTTCTACACGTGGACGTATTCGCGTGTTGGCCAGGTGGTCCAGGCACCGTCGATTACGTCTGCGCAGTCACTTGCCTCGAAGGTTTCGCTGACTGCATCGGCAAACAGTGCTGCGTCTTTTATCATCAACACTCGTGGTCGGTCGACGGGGACGGGTGGTGCTGACCAGTCGAAGTCCCGCCTGTTTCCCGGAGTTCCCAGATATTTCCTGGATTGAGAGTAATGCCTACACGCTCTGCGTCCGACTACCTTAGCTACCAAAAAGCTGCGATCATCACGGCCACTGGATTTCCAGCTGCCCAGACTCGTAATGTTCTGCGATATGAGGGTGCTGGACAGTACCTGAACGCAGTTACACAGTTATCGGAGATGAGCTATGCAGTGACCGGACGCGCTGTTCCGGGTCGTATTGCGCCTCGTCAGTTTGTTCAGAACCGGTCGAACCCTAAGGCTCTGTCGCAGGTTGCTACTCTCAGTGGAGGAGGTGTTCTTGGATCGGTGGTCAATCGTCCAGTGGCCAGGACATCGGGTACATCCAGTCTGATCGTGCTTCAGACGAACCTGATCCAGAACCCGAATGCATCGGCACGCGGCACCACGACGTTCACCAACACCAATGCTGCGATTACACGGGCTTAATCCCGGGCACGTCGCTTACGCTCCTCCCCGCCGATCCTTTCAGGATCGAGCGTTCTGCTTCCACATCGCATCACATACTGCACACTGGTACATCCAGGTTACATTCACAGAGTCCAACTTCACACCCACAATGTCCGACTCCTTACCTTGTGTAGCGCAGGTAGGATTCAGACACACCATATTCTTGAAGCGGGGCAGCGTAGGGTCGTGCTTCAGGTAAGGATTTATCGAATACTGAACCGATGTATCTTGATGTAGGTCATGTTCGTAGATCACCGCAGTCGACTCCTCTTCATAGGGACAGGCGCGGCACTTTAGGTAAGCCTTCCCATCATGCTCCACAATATCATACAGGAAATTCGAACAATCCTTGCAGAACTTCATTGCTCACTGTTTGTTACCAAACACATGTTTCGTTTTAGACTCCAAAACCCAGATTTATGCGTTCAAAAGGAATCCGGCCGGCATAATTCGTCGGGAGAGTAATCAACGATGCAGGCCGGACACCTTCAAAAGTTTCTGGACGCTCACCGTGCTGAAACCAAAAGTGGTCTTGAAACTCATCAGCTCTTCGGACATGGAATTCTGTACACGATTCCCGAGGAGAAGATGGATGAGTTCTATCGACTCTACTGCGCATACGTAGCAAACAATGGTCCTCTGACCATCACGGAGAAGATGACCCGTATTGGTCCTCTCCGTGTGGATCTCGACTTCCTGTATGAGGGACACGTCGAGGACCACAAGCACACGCAAGCCATGACGATCGCCTTCGTCAAGGCGTACATGACGGAGGCCGCCAAGTACATTGAGATCAAGGAGATCACGGACGTCTACGTGATGGAGAAGCCCGAGCCAACCTTCTACCCGGGTAAGAAGGAGTCGAAGTCCGGTATCCATCTCGTGGTTCCGGAGGTGAGGACCAATCGCAATGTCGAGCTGGCGATTCGCAACACGCTTCTGCCTCGAATGGACGAGTTCTTCCCTGGACTGGAGATGAAGAAGGACTGGCGCGAAACCTACGACAAGTCTCCACTCAACCACACCAGCTGGTGGGCTTTGCTCGGTTCGAAGAAGCCGGCCGGTGAGGGTGCGACACCGCAGCCGTATCAGCTCAAGTATTCGATTGAGTGGGATCCGAGTGACCCTGCAGTTGCGATCGATGAGGAGGTGAATCGTGAGGTCAAGCCGGACAACATTCGCAAGTTCTCGATCCGATCGCCCAACAACTCTGAATCTCCGGCCACGGAGCTTGGAAAGACCTATGCGCTGAAGGAAGAGGAGGTTCGCATCTCAGGCGGAGCTGCGGTTGTGCCTCAGCGTGGTCGCCCGGCTCAGCGCAATGGTGACCCTGGATCGCGTGGTTCTTCGCCGACTCGCGTGATCTACCTTCAGCCACTGTCTGAGTCCATGATGAAGTATTACGAGGGACACGTCTTCAACCTGAGTGCTGATCGGTTCAACAGCCACGATGAGCGAACACATGTAGGTCACTGCCTCAAGAACATTCATCCGGACTTAGAGAACCTGTGGCTGGAGTTCTGCTCCCAGCGCCAGGACGGCAAGTATGATCCACGTGAGGCCATGGCGAAGTGGAACGGCTTCAACTTCCGCAATGACGGTGCGAAGCTGGGTGTGGGTAGCCTTCGTCACTGGTCCCGCACGGATGACCCGGATGGATACCTGAAGGTCGAGAAGCTGAACATCGAGAGCCTCCTTGATGCCGCGACAGATACGCAGACGGAGCACGATATGGCGCAGGTCGTCCACGCCAAGTTCCGCGATGAGTTCAAGTGTGCGCGGTTCAGTGCCTCAGCGTGGTATTGGTTTGCTGGACACACCTGGCGTGAAACGGACAAGGGTGTTTCGCTTCAGTGCCGCTTGTCGAGCGACGTCTTCCGCGAGTTCTTCCGCAAGGAGACGGATATCAGCAACATGATGAATGCAGATGGGTTCCCGCAGTGCCCGGAGGGAAAGCACGAGCCGAGTAGCTGTGACTGGTGTAAGGCGGACAAGAAGCGCCAGGCCTACGCTCACATGCGCAAGCAGCTGCGCATGACCCGATTCAAGGAGAACGTGATGAAGGAGTGTCGCGAGCTGTTCCTCGATGAGGACTTTGCGACCAAGGTGGATGAGAACAAGAACCTGATCGCATTCGCGAACGGTGTATTCGACACTCTGACCTTCGAGTTCCGCGATGGAAAGCCGGAGGACTACATCTCCTTCTGCACCAACCTCGAGTATCACCCCGATCGCCCGCACGATTCGTATCCGTGCTGGGCAGAGCTGAACAAGTTCCTTCACGATGTGCTTCCCGATCCAGATGTCCGCGAGTATTTCCTCGCCTACCTGTCGACGTCACTGTCCGGGAACAACGAAGCGCAGAAGTTCCACATTCTCACAGGAACGGGTTCGAACGGCAAGTCGATGTTGATGAACCTGATGTCGACGGCGATGGGTGATTATGCGTGCAAGGCACCGATCTCGCTTCTGACCCAGGCGCGTAACAAGTCCGCTGCTGCTGCACCAGAGCTGGTTCGCATGAAGGGTCGTCGCTTCGTGACCATGCAGGAGCCGGATGAGCAGGTGCCGCTCAACACGGGTCTGATGAAGGAGTTGGCCTCTTCGGAGAAGATCACGGCTCGCGACTTGTATGCGGGCTCGAAGCAGATGATGGACTTTGACCTCCAGGCCCGCTTCAACCTGGCGTGTAACGAGAAGCCAAAGATCAATACGCAGGACGGAGGCACGTGGCGCCGTCTGGTGGTGATCAACTTCTTGAGCAAGTTCGTTGCAGATCCGCGCCTGCCGCACGAGAAGCCGATTGATGAGTCGATTGTTCAGAAGTCACAGAGCAAGGAGTGGGCTGAGGCGTTCCTGAGCTACATGGTCTTCCTCTACACGAAGGGCAAGGGCTATCGCAAGCTGGTCCCTCCGGAGAAGGTGATGGAGTACACGAGCGAGTACAAGGATGATAGTGACGTGATCGCCAAGTTCATCCGTGAGAAGATTCATAAGGTTGAGGCTGAGGCAGACGAGGCGGTGGCGATGATGAGGTGGTCAGATGTTACACGGGAGTTCATTGAGTGGCGCCGGACGAATGACCCGACAAGCAAGGCGACGACTGCTGATCTGAAGAAGCAGATCGAGTCTACATGCGGAAAAGCCGCCCCAGGAAATCGCTGGACCTCCTTCCGGTGCGGCGATGCGTAGACTTGCGGTGACGACGTGTCTTGCGACGACCGCCCACAACTGCAGGCACAGGTGCCGGCCCACCTAACCATGCCGGACGCTTTGACCAGTAATCAGACGCAGTGCTAGTGGTGTTCGTCCATGCGTTTGTGATGTAATCCATTGTTCTTCAAACTTATTTTTTTACTCCTCCCCGCCCTTGCGACGGGCGGCGCCGATCTTGCTCAGCACATACGAGCGGAGCAGGCCGATCGTGAAGACGACGAGCGCGAACGACACAATGAGGTTGACCAGCTCCGTGATCACCTGACCAACCTTGAGCTCAGCCGAGCCGACCTTGATGGAGAAGCCGGACACACCCTTGCCCGCCGAGGCGGCCGGCGCGAGCAGCGGCACGAGGATGCCGTCATTCAGCGACTTGAAGAACGCAGCCACCACCGATCCGAGATAAAACGACGCCGTGAGGATGATGATATCCTTAGTATCGAGCATTTATTGAGTGGTTCAGAATGTTTTTCAGCGAACGACATAATGCGGGGGTTAGACAAACTTGCCGGAAAAGCCACATCGCTGCTGGCGTTTGACTGCGAGTTCTGGCATGTAGGCGCGACGTTCCTGCCCCGCGAGGTGGGCGGATACCACCTGACTCGGAAAGGGGGGTCGTGGACCTCTACACAGTTCTTCGTTGTCCTTCCACCCCCTCCGCGACAACTGAACCGCGTATCCTCGAGCTACTCCACCGTGACGCCCGCGACGTCGATCGTGTTGGATATCCTTGAAGAAACAGAGCGGTCGGCGCCCGAGTTTCTTAACCAGGACGACAGTGTGAAGGCTTACTTTGCGGACCCGAAGGTGAAGCCGCACGTGAAGCCCACCTCCTGGCTCAAGGGATTCATTGAGAAGATGAGGGGGTCGACGGTGATCGTGAAGGGTGATATGGATTTGAAGGCGATCCGGTCTGCGTGCTCAAAGTACAAGATCGACTACTACCCGCCGATGGGTATCATTGATATCGCTCGCAGTAACCCGCTCTTTAGCAAGCGCTGCGGGACAGCGAAGTTGGAAGGTACCTATCACTGCATCGCGAAGGAGTTAGACCCTGCATTGAAGAAGGCATTCCCTGTTGGAAAGGCTCACAATCCCGTGTCCGACGCCGCCATGACGATTCAGATCGCTGCGTGGTTGGAGAAAGATGTGCGATGAATACAATGGATACCTCCTACTGGGGGCCGAGTGGGTGGCAACTGTTTCACCTGATTGCCGAAGGTTCACCGACACCTGGTCGAACGTTGACGCATATGCACCGCATTCTCCCCTGCAAGTTCTGTAGGGAAAGCACAACTAGGTTTGTAACGGAGCATCCGTTGAAGGGTGATGCAGGTCACTGGCTCTACGAGATTCATCGCAAGGTCAATCACAAGCTGAAGACGCAGGCAGAAACGGACCCAAAGGTCATCTTACCGGATCCCGACCCGACCTACGAAGACGTTCATGAGAAGTATGCGCAGATGCTGAAGAAGCCCCCGCATGGTGTGCCTGGTCGTGATTTCCTGTTCTCGATTGCATACAACTTCCCCGAGAAGCCAGAGGCTGAGGATGTGAATACACAGCAGGTCTTTCTGAACGAGTTGAGTCGCACGTATCCGTTCCCGAAATTGCGAAAGGTCTATGTGCAGTATATGCACTCGCACCCTATTGACTTGGGTTCTCGCAGTGCGTATCTCCACTGGATGTATGGTCTGCTGCGGCGCCTCTCGGAGAAAACGAACTCATCAATTCGCAGCTTCAAGGGATACACGCAACATGTGGCTTACTACAAAAGCGGGTGTTCTAAATCAACGTATCATGGAAAGACCTGTCGACGAGTCAATGGAGGATACACCAAGCAACGTGACCATAAACGTACACGACGAATCGTGGCCGGAGGTTTACTTTCGTAATCAGAAGTTCGAAGAAACCCCTCTGAGTATGAAAGTGTATATGGCTTGTCTAGTGGTTATTAGTTTGTTCGTGGTTCGCGCAATGTTTGTATGAAATATGTATAGCAGGTGATAAATGATCATTCCTATCGGGGTGGACTGCGGGGTTTCCGGGCTATTTAAGAAGTACGGCCTACGAACTGCGTCATTTCCATTTGATTGGACTGTGACATATAACGGTGTATCTGACTGTATATCGGATAGGTTCCAGTCTTTCATTCCTACATTGGGTAGTAAGATTAACGACCACGATGTATATTTTAATCATGACTTCGCATCTGCTACGTACGCGGAAGATGTAGTCAAATATGACAGGAGATGTCAACGGTTACTCAGTCTTCTAGATAGTACATCCGAAACTGTGATCTTTTGTAGAAAGGGACACGCTAAACACCACCACGATGAACATGCTGGCAAGTATCAGAAGATTCGAAACGATATTGACGATGCCGAACGTCTACATGCAATTCTTGCAGATAGATACCCGAACTTGAAATATAGAATACTTGTTTTCATTGTATGTGGACAGTGCTTCGATGCGAATGAAACGTATCAAAGTAGTTCTCATAAGATCGAGTTATACAATATTGTAACTCCTACCTTTGATGACGAGAGGTTCGAAAAATCTGTTCGTGATGTTCTTGGGTTTTAGAATATCGAGCGACGGCTCTTGCGGTGGCGGCGCGTCTTCTTCGCCGGGCCACCCATGCTGTGCTTCTTGTAGGTCTTCTTCGCCTCGAGAATGACCTTCTTCAGCCCGTCACCCTTCTTGTAGGTGCCGCGGTGCTTCATCTCCGACATCGTCTTCTTCACATGAGAAAGCCAAGGATTCGCCATTTTTGTTTAACCGCGCGAAATGAATCCACGGTCGTTTCAAGACTCCCTTGGGATGAACCCCGGGCGCCCAAGTGGTGTCGGACAGAGGTTCCACTGACATCCATACGTATAGACGTCGTCCATGACCTTGAACTTTGAAAAGGCTTGGTCAGGTGCGACAATCGCAATGTGGGACTGCGTGAACTGACGCAGCTCCTGTGGCTCACGTGGGTAAGCTGCCTGCTGGTAGCTGAGGCGGCGTAGATGGCTCTCATTCCACGACACATTCACTAACGGCTCGAGCTCTGTGCCGCGCGCCTCATTGCCCGAAACAATCACCACCTTGTCCGCCAGTGCCTCTAGCGGTGTTTCTTCGATGGAACCCTGGAACAGCTGCTTTCGTACCGTGGTCTTGAGGTGGTGGGCTACACGATTCGCAGTGAAGCTCTTGTCTGTATGAAGGACGAGGCTCAGAATCAGGGGGTCGCGTGATGGAAACGCCTTCTGAAGAATCGTCACGCAGCACGACTCGAAGGTCCGATGCCGAACCTGGTCATAGTTAGGAACCAACGCAACAACTGGCTCGTCCTGTGCGTCTGAATAGATGTGGAGCTCGAGTAAGCGAAACCCCTTTGCTAGCGCGCCCTCAATGTCTTCGAAGGTGCTGCCCTGAGCATAATAGTCAACCAGTGTCTTTCCACGGTCCTCGTGGACTGGCTCTTCTGTAGACGCAAGGATATAGCCTGCCGTAACCAGTGCTCCGACCACAATCAGCGGTTCCATTACGTAGTGTCCTTACTTTTTTGGGGCGCGAACAACGATGGGACAGATGCTCCAAGCACAACTTCGTCGTGATAGCGCAGACGGTTTACGTCATCATCTGTAATCCGCTTGTTCATCGGAAACTCCATCAGACATGCGTAGTGGAAATACAGGCAATACATTCCACACTCCGACTCCTTGAACTGATGCCGCGTAGTGTTGTAGGTCAGCTTCATCGGCGTCTCGTTGGGGTGAATCGCATCCCACTGGTCCTTCCAGCGAAACATCAAACGCTGAATCTCCTTCTCTGGCTTGCTCGCGTAGGAGTCAAAGTAGGTCATGCGAGGATACTGCAGCTCATCTCGCATGTCGAGGAAGGCGGCAATCCAGTGTTGGCCCGGTCCATCGTGAACATCCGTGTTGAAGACGATTCCAATACGCCGAATCCCCTTCTTGTAGAGGGTGGCCAGCTTCATCGAGCACAGCGTAGATACGATGCACTTGGACATCTCAGACTTCAGGTCAAAGTCAATCGGTACACAGCCTACGAAATGATAGTCTTGGATGACCTTCTCGTATTGACGCTCAACCTTATCAATATCGTCAGACGACAGCCACTCGGTCGGGTTCTTCTTCCACGAACTCGGTGCACGAGGACGCTTCATCATCGAGCTAACGATGCAGGCCGGTGCACCGGTCTTACATTTCGAATGAAGGCGGCTCTTCAATTCGGACCATATGGCGGTAACCCCCCGCTTCTGGATTTGAGGTTCAGTTGGGTGCTCTTTGTTGTAGACGGTTCTCAACCGTTCAATCTCATCTTCGTCGAAGAGCATCTTGCTTAAAACGGATACTTTCCTTGCGAGGTGAATCATCTTCACAATGGACGCTCTTAAGGCAATCCTCTCCAAGTACATTCGCATCAACAAGAACCTATCCGAGCTGAATGCTCAGACATCTGAACTTCGCGACAACAGGCGCACGGTCGAGTTGGATCTCGCAGCCCTGTATGCACATACAGAGTTACCAGACCAAATTCATCTGAAGGAGTCTGAACTGATGTTTAACGTCAAGCGCCCGAACAAGTGGAAGAAGGGTTGGACACTGTCGAAGAAGGACCTGGAACTCTATCTCAAGGATATTCTGGGTGACCGTGGGTCTGAGGTCATGAAGGAGATTGTGCGTCGTCACGAGCCAAAGCTGATCGCAGACGACTTCGGTTTCGAACTGAAGTCATCTGGCTCCTCCTCCGACACCATGTCCGACAAGTGAGTGCTTGACCGCGACACCTTTAGAGTTCCAAGACGACCATAGAGTCTGGCTAGACCTGCTAGACCACATCCACACACAGCAATTCCAACGATAGCAACAATCCCAATTGGCTCCATTACTTTTTCGGTTGCGGCTGCTTGTAGACCGTTTTTAGGGCTTCGTCGATTTCGCGAAGGAGTTTGGTCATATCTCGTATATGACGTGACGCCTCAAGGGTGTTTTCAGCCGGCAGGAATCCATGCTGGACTCGAGTCACTGCGACCGAGAGTAGTTGCTGCTGTTCGACCACTTGAAGCGCCAATGTCGAGAGCTGTTTTCGCATCAATGCCGAGATATGTAAGGGACGGAGAAAATGTTTAAACTCCGTCATCCTCTCGTGAGGTGAAGTATTCTCGCATCTTCGATTCCACAGCCTTGTCGGTAAGCTCCCAGACACCGTCTGCGTTAGGTTCGACGATGGACCTTACGTCGCGCACACCATTGAGAATCTTGTGCCGGTCCACATACTTGCGGTTCTTCGCAGTCCCGTGCCACAGATGATATACCGTGCCGGTTGCACAGGCTAGCTTAGGCAAGGCCATCTGCGAATACTCCGTGTAGGACGGAACTAGCGCTGGGTGAACGTATCCCACTGGGAACTTTATGTTCATCCACGCAGCTGTCGACATCGTATCTCCGCTGCCCGTGATTCCGTGCGCGTAGAACCCAACTTCCCTGAACCACTTTCGCTGGAAGGCCCAAGCGAATCCTGGATGATAGTTGTGATTGTAGAGGTTGAGGCGGTTCATATACGCAACCGATAAGCGTGTTTGGACCAGCTTCGTGTAGGTGCTGTCCAGCCACACGCAGGATGCGAACGGTTGAACGACTTCATAGGTTGTGAGCAGGCGTGAAACCTCTTCATACCAACCGGGATGTCCGAAGATTACATCGGCATCCATGAAGAGCAGCTTCTTGTAGTAGCAGGGAATGCGCTTTTCCAGCAAGCCACAGAGCACCTCCTTGTGGAACAGCACGCTGTTTCCCTTCACATGATACGCATCGGCGAGTTCAGGCTCGTGGTCATCGAACATTAGTTCAAGCGTATAGTAGGGTATCTTCGCAAGCTTCAGCTTTTCGATAGTGTAGAAGTAGTTCATGAGCATCTTCTTGGAACGCGCCGGGTTGAAAAACACGAAGCAAACCGCCATATCTTTGCGCTTGGGGATCTCGTAGCGACAGGCTGCGACATCTACAATACAGGTTTCAAGTGGAGGGGCTGTTTCAGGGGTGCGGACGACATTATAGGCGAATGACTGGATCTGTCCCATTACTTATACGTTGCGTTTTCGATATTGGCCTTTTGCTCGAGATACTTCTCTTGTAGCCGGCGCATCTTGCGCTTGCGAGAGAGGGCATACATACGCTTGTTCTGCTTCTTAGTCTGGTACAGTGACTTCACTGCCTTCTTGATCCCGAGGAAACCACCGCGGACCCGACGTGTCTTCATTGTTATGAGCGGATAAAAACGAATTTACCCGCTGGAGGAGAAGGGAACTCATGTACTCGCCTTACAATGCCTCCAATCGAACCTTTACCGAAGACGATATCCACCGCATTGTTCGCCGTCACGGACTCCCTCATTATCGGGTGTCTAACCGCCGCGTCTTCCAGACTGCAATGGTTCACACCACCTACGTTAGACGCTCTGAATACACCACGCCTGATGGAGAGCCGGCCACACTTGCCCCCTGTCCATCCGGTGTTATGCCCCTCCAAGACGAGAGCTACGAATGTTTGGAATTTGAAGGCGATGCAGTACTCGGCGCCTGTATCGCGACATATCTACGCAAGAAGTTCCCCGAGAAGAAGCAGGGATTCTTGACGGACGCCCGTAAGGAGCTCGTCAACAATGACCGGATCGGGGGCTTGTCGAAAGAGTTGGGATTGAATAGGTTCTACGTCATCTCTCGTCATAATGAGGACTCGGTTGCGATTGCTGGGCGAACCAACACCAAGAAGCTGGGCGACATCTTCGAAGCGTTCTTGGGTGCGCTGTGGACAGACTGTGGAAACAGGTTCAATATCGTGTATACCTTCGTGACCACCGTGATGGAGGCGTATCTCGATGTGGATGAGATCGTGAACTCGGCCACGAACTTCAAGGACCTGTTTCAGAAGTATTGTCAACGCGAGTTCAAATGCACCCCGGAGTACGAGATGCGATCCAATGACCCGAAGAAGAATGAGATTGTGGTTGCGGTCATGGTGGTAGGAAAGGTCTATGGGATTGGCGCAGGGACCACGCGCAAGAAGGCAGAACAGATGGCATGCCAAGAAGCCCTTACACGAGTCGGGGCAGTCGCCGCTTAAAGGAACGACGACCAGAACCAAGATTTATCCCCTCCTTTACGCCCAGCTCTTCAGGTTTCGTAGCTTTCGCGATATCCGCCATTTCAGGGCGCCCCTTGAAGTCGGGCACGGGT